TTCTTGCGCCCTGGCAAATTCTTCTTCATTCATATAGGCTTGTGCGCCATCATCTTCGGCTGCGCCAATACGAGCAACTTCAATCTTTGCACCATTGTTGATATGAGCAAGCAATACTTGAGTGTTTCTCTCAGTCATCATCTTCATTTGAGCGACTTTAAGCTGCATATCCATGTCGGCTTTGTTGCGTTGTTCTTCCAACTGGAATTTAAGCTGATTTTCTTGTGCTTGGTACTCTTGTTTAGCTTTTTCAAGCTGCATTTGACCTTGTAACTTAGCTTGTTCAACCTGGGCTTGCATTTGAATCTGTTGCATCTTGGATTGATTGTCCATTTGCGCTTTTTGAATCTCAGGAGCAGGTGTTTTATGTTGACCTTCTGATTTTTGTGCAGAAATACGCAATTTATCAGCAGTTTCGTCAATAATTCCTTCTAATTGCTTACCAGCTCTAAACGCAGTTACACCAAATTTAAGCATTTCAAGCGCCATAGGTGCTAATTCAGGTGTGTTTTGTACCATTGGCACAGCTTGAGCCATAAATCCACCAACAGCTTGCAAAAATGCCATTCTATCGGCTTTTTCTTGCTGCTCATCTTGGTAAATCATTGAATCAGAAGTCACTTCAATACGGAAGTTCTTGCTGGCTTCGTTTCTTAACAATTCAATAGCTTGCGGAATCAGTTGTTTATCTTCATCTGACAACTGCATTGCACCGGAAATCTTAACCAGCGTTTCATCAGTAAAGTGATTGCAAATAATCTGCGCTTTAATAGATAAAAGGCTAGTAGCAAAATCTACGACTGCGTGTTGCTGAGTCTTTAATCGACCAGCAGCATTGTTTGATTTGATAATCTGAGCGCCAAGCGTGTCATTAGGATCAGTTTGACCTCTTTGAATGTCGGCAATACCCATTAATTCATAGATTTGATTCTTAACCTGGTCCATAGCTTGATAACAAGCCATCAAAGCAGTCGAGAATGGGGCTAAATCTACTAAGTCTATAGCGCCTTTCATGCCTTGTTTTTCAGCAAAAGCCATCCAGTTGCTTACTGGAATCATGGTGTTATTTTCACCTTCAGAAAATAGACGTTGTAGCTCGCTTGCAGAAGCATCGTAAACACCACGCACTTTAAGGGCGTTAATTAAGCCATCAATGCGGTCACATAATGTATCTAATTCTCTAGCTTGGTCTTGGTAGATAGTAAAGTCAGGAATAGGCTCTAATGAGTCTGTAGTGAGAGTAGCGTAAAGTGGTTTAGGACAAGGCCAAAAGTTTTCTAATCCTAATGGGTCGTCACGCTCATCAACAATTTTTCCGAGTGACTTGCTAATCCATAATACTTTGCCTGTTTCTTTATCCCATACCTCATAGATAACAGCTTCATAAACTCCGTCATCTGATTTATAGGATTGTTTCAAGTCGTCAGGTTTTGTATCCAATGGAATTTTGTAGCCCATTTCTTCGCCAAAACGCTCAACAAGAGCAGGGCGACTCATATAAACTCTGCGCCATACTGCGGTAACTTCTTCCCATGTGCGAGCAATCGTATGCCCAAAATCACGCCAATGAACATAATCTACAGGGCAGCACTCATACTCAATACGCTCTTGGTTTTCTGTTTCTACTGCGCCTTCTGTTTCGGCTTCGTCAGAATCTTCGGTGACTTGGTAGCCATCGTCATCCATAGGATTCGGCTCATTTTCTGAGTCGCTTCCAACAATATGTGGTTCATAACGCACCCAAGCTACCCCACGACCACCTAATAAGCGGTCAAGGACTGCGTTGTTCATTGCTGACTTATAGTCGCCATAGTGTTCAATTTCAAACTCTAATGCCCTTTCAAGCATCATTGAGGCTACACGACCTATTGGGTCATTATCCCTAAATCTACGGCTAACATCAGGTCTAGGAAGTCTTGCAAAGATAGCTGGCTGAATAGTCTGAACATTGCTCCAGAGTATGTTAAATCGTGCATTAGGGTTTCTGTCGTAGCGGCTATCATCTTTATATTTCTTTACAATGCGGTCAACTCTGGCTTCCCAACGCTTATAAGAGCGTTCGTATCCCATGATTGTTTTATACCAATCTTCATACGTATGATTGACTGTCGCTTTATCGTTTGCCATGTTGTTGCCTTAATGTTTAAATATTTGGCGAAATGTTGTCTTATTTTACCTTTTTTATATTCTATTGTTTGATTTGGTCTTGGTTTCTTTCCAAAGCTCATTAAGACTCACTTCAGTTTTGCCAACAAAAAGACCTCGGATAGGCTCATCTGGCATTGTAATTTTTGCCTCATCTTTCCAAACTATAGCCAAATACCTAAAAGCATCAGCACCATGAGAAGTCCAATCATGGCGAGGCTTATCCCTGAATACCTTTTTATCTTCATCATATTCCCTTTGATATTGTCTTAAACATTCGATTCCATCTATTGTCTTATGGTCAAACCATGTACGAGTTAAAGCTAAACGGCTGGCTTGGATTCCATCTTGTAACTTTAGATTGGGGGTTATCTTAATAGTTTTTAGGGGTATCTTATCGCCTAGCTGCTCGATAACGCTTCTATTACTTGATAGAGTCTTGGCCCTGGCATCATGTGGCAGCCAATGAGTGCCGTAGGTATAACCCCTCTCCTTTTCTCTAGACTGTATGATTCCAGCATAAAAGGCTACAGGTTGACCATTACTAGAATGATAGTCTAGACACCTAATCTCACCATGTACGACTTGAAACCACCATATAGCGGTGTCGTCTGAATAGCCCAAATCCCATGCCGTATGAACAGGGAATAGGGGGTCATACTCTACTTCTGTAATCCGGTCTTGGTCTGTTAATTGGCGCATCTCTTTACCATAGTAAGCGCCTAAAATAGCCGATTCAAAGTCACATTCAAATTCTTGAAGGTATTGGTCTTGGGTCATTGTCTTGGCTGCATCGTCTAACTCTGACTGTTCCAACAATCCGGTCTGACTAGCTCTTAATACTTTGACGTACCAATCCTTATCTTGCGTAGCTTTGTTATAGATTTCCCAAAATGAATTATGCCCTTTCGGTGTGCCTATAAACGTGCAAAATCCTTTTCTGTCTGAAAGTAACGGCCTCAAAACACTACCAAAGATGGAGGGCTTCATATCGGCATATTCGTCTAGCACTACGCCATCTAGGTATAAACCCCTAAGGGCATCTGGATTGTCAGCACCAAATAGACGAATTCTAGCACCATTAACCAACTCAACCCATAATTCCGATTGGTTTACTTTAGCCACTACCGGCTTGGAGAATTGGACTAAATAGTCAAAAGCTATTGATTTAGCTTGGGCATAATATGGCGCAACATAAGCATATCGCCCATTTTCTTTGTCATCCATTAACGCCCTATAAATAAGGTCATTAATACAGAGCACAGTTTTACCACAGCGCCTATGCGCCACAATAACGCTCCATCTCTCTACCCTATCGTGGAAATCCTCAAAGACCTTTCGAGGGCAATAATCCATCTCTACATTGAGAACACCATCTTCTATCATTCAGGGCGCTTCCAACTAATTACCATTCTTTGTGGTGCTGTCTCATCTCCTACTACTTCCTGCCTTGCTAATTTGGGGAGATGGTATTCCATAACGGCCTGCAACATGAGAAAGGCCTTTTCAGGGTTAGGGGATACTAACCATATAGTATTACCCTCTTTATCGTACTTAATGCAGCCCTCTTTATCTGTCTTTGGTATGCCATGCGCTACATCCTCCAACCATGTTTGCATGCGTGGTGCGTTCTTATCCACAAACTTAGCGATAGCCTCTCTGGCTATATTGGTCACTTTATTAGGCGTTCCTGGTGGCCTACCTTTACCAGCATTAGTTAAACCAGGGTATTTTGATGCTTTGACAGTCGAGCCATCTTCATTAATGGTCATGTCTTTATAACTTTTAGCTATCACTTTGGAGGTTTCCATAGTCTTTCTATATAAAAGTGTATTAAATAAACTTAAGGTATTGAATTTATTAGATGCAATATAACATAAACACATAGAAGTAGCACAAAAACCACACTATCTAGATAGATTAGTAATATAGAGCAAATAATTTACCTAAGACTGTAGTGATGCGC